TGTAGCGTTATATCCAAAACAGAAACAAAGAGACCAACTTTACAAGATTTCTACTAATCCGGTTCCATTCTTCCCAGGTGAAGGCTTTGTAATATTTGGTCAAAAAACGTTACTTAAAAAGCCTAGTGCATTTGATAGAATTAATGTGAGAAGATTATTCTCAAATCTTGAGAAAGCTACAAGACAAACGGCTAAGTTCTTTATATTTGAACCAAACACGTTACTAACAAGAACGAGGATGTTAAATACATTGACTCCTATTTTTGAGAATGCGAAAAATACTGAAGGGTTATATGATTTCTTACTAGTTTGCGATGAAAGAAATAACACACCAACGGTAATTGATCAAAATGAACTAGTAGTCGATATATACTTGAAGCCAGTGAGAGCAGCAGAGTTTATTCTTGTTAATTTTTATGCAACACGAACTGGTGTTGATTTCAATGAATTAGTTGGTTAAACGTTGATAGTATATAAATATTATTATGCCCGATACTAAATTAACAGATTTAGAAATAATTACCCAACCAGATAATGGTGATGTACTTTATATTGTCGATGTTGATCAAGACGCGTCCAAGCAGATAACATATAATAATCTTGTAGGTACACGTTTTGATCAATTAAGTACGTCTTTCGACGCTTTAAGTTCTGACGTGGATATCCAAATTGCGGATCTAGATACTAACGTCACGACACTACAAAATGACTTAATTGACACCAATATAAACGTAGATACCCTCAGTTCAACAGCATTCACATTAAGCGGGCAGGTGCAAGATTTGAGTGCAGCTGTTTTCACAGATAATGAGCTGTTTATTTTATCTACAGTCGACGGTGGTAGTTTTAGTTTCGGTACCGATTTAACTATACCAAATAATTCATCTATAAAACAACACGTAACCACGTATAATACTCAAATAGGAGATGTAACTTTAGTTACATTGAGTGCTGAAGGTGGTTTAAGCGGAGTTCAAACAAACTTCTACAGTTTAAGTGATAACTCAATGGAACTATATCTTTATAATGTAACCGGTTTGAGCGTTACTATACCAGCATCGACACCGTTTAATTATGCTATAACCCGATACGTACAAAACCCGTCTTATTCCCCTACCATTTAAAATAAAGGTATATATAATTTTATTAAATTTATAATATAAAGATTAAATAATTACATGGCAGACACAACACAAACAATTCAAGGGTTTTATACTCAAGCCCAAGCTAAAGATTTTGCAAGAAACAATCTTTTTAGAGTGTTAAATATTAATTTTGGTAGTGGTACTAATATAAGTTTCGATGAATCTGATTTAGTTTATGCGAATACAGCAACGTTACCTGGTAAAACGATTGGTAATATTGCTGTACCTTATATGGGTCTTAACTTCAATGTACCTGGTACTGTAACTTACGATAGTAGTGAATCATATACAATACAATTTAAATCTGATGAATCACATAATTTAAGAGAAAAATTCTTACAAGTACAAAACGATACATTTGATGATGCGGATAGTACAGGAAATTATTTTATGCCTACCTCTGATGCAGTTATTGATTTAGTTTTACTTGATAAAGAATTGAATAGAGTTGCGCAATATCAACTAGTTGGTTGCTCTATCAGAAATGTAGGTGCTCAAAGTTATGATATGACAGCAGCCGGTGAGATTGTTACATTTGACGTTACAATAGCATATCACTATTATAGAAAAACAGCGTAAATAATAAAAAAAATACTTTTTTTAAAGCTCTCTTTGAGAGCTTTTTTTATATATAAATATTAATATGCCAGGCATTTTAAATTCTATAAACAACGCTATTCAAGGGGTATCAAATGCTACAAACAGCATTGTCGGTGGTTCTTTAGCACAGCCCGGTTTAAGTTTATTAGGTACGAACTTACCTGGTGTACCTTTAATAAGTTTTAGGGATAGATTTTTGGATAGTTTAGGTCAATGGACATCGTCCATACCCTTAAATACACAATTTATAATACTTATTGATAATTTCCCTGCAGGTTTAACGACTAATGTTTTACAAAACTTAGAACCGATAGTTCAACGAACTGGATTTGATATCGATTTACCGAAAAATATTTCCATTAACTATAAAAATCAAGGTATAGTTGGTTGTATATTTGCAAATGGTTTTAATATAGGTGATGATTCTGTTGAGGCTGGTGCTGCTGAAATACCTAATAATAGAGGGTTCATTCAAGGTACTATACTTAAAGATAGAAATGATTTTGCACAAAACAAATTTACTCTTAGTTTGAGAGAAACAAATACTTCTTTTATTGATTTCGTTATAAGACCGTGGGTGATAATGGCATCTCACTTTGGATATGTTGCAAGGGATATGAATAACCCTGCCGAAGCATTAAAAAATCCTAAAACAAATATAACTGTAGTACAGTATACAAGAAGTAGTGCTGGGTTATCTCAGATACCGAGAAAAACGTGGAGGTTTTACAATTGTGTACCTACAACTGTTAGTTCTAGAGATTATCAGTATGGTCAAGATGAAAGTGTTAATAACTTTGATACTTCGTGGGTCTATGATAAATATGAGTTGAATAGTAATTTATATATGAACGTCCATGAACTTATAAAAGCTATTAACCCGTTACCATTCTAAAATGAATCAATACTTTTATGAAAATTTCGAAATAACCGAGTTAAGTTATTTTGAATACAAAAATCTAGTTAAGAATTTGTTCACTGATGACTTATTTGTATTAAATCGAGTATTTGAAAATACGATAAAGAGATCAGTTAAAGATGTCGCTTATATAGATATTTTAGATAAAGTCAAAATATTGTTATTCTTACGATCATTAACGTTAGGTGAAGAAGTTAATATAATCGTTAACGATAAAAATTATAAATTAAATGTTAATTCAATATTAGATAAAATTACAATTAATCGTGGTGATATTATATCAGATAAAGTTGTTTTTAAAAAATCTAACAGTTTTTATATAGATAATGTGTTAAACGAAGTAATGCGATGTGTACAAAAAATTTTATTAGATGAGAGTGAAATTGATTTTTCAAAATTAACAGTAGAACAGAAAGAGGTAATTTTTAATGAAATATCAGATTCTAATTTAGTTGATATTGTGAATAATATCAGCAATAATCTTAAAGAAGATAATTTGAAATTATTTGATATAGATCTTAATCTACATAATGGGGAAATACTTTATTTTTTAAAAAATATATTTAATACAGATTTAAATAGTTTATACGATTTAGAATATCATTTAATCCGTAATTTAAATTTGAATACTGTTGATTTTCAAAACTATTCACTAAGCGAAATGAAGATACTACTGAATAAATTGAAAGAAGAGTTTAAAGATGTAAATAAACATAGTGGTAGTGGTGTTTCTATTAATTGAATGTAAATATATTAATGCCAGATAATAATTTTAATGATATTCTAAACCAGGTTAAAGGACTTAAAAAAGAGATTACTTTCTTTTCCCCTACTAGTAATAAAGAATTAAAAATTTACCCTTTAAGCCTTAAACAGCAAAAAGACATTCTAGAAAATACTTTTTCATCGTCTCTTTCTTTATTATTTTTCAACAACTGTATTTTTAATATCATTAAAGAAAATTTTAACGGTAGTGTTAAAGATTTAGATACAATTGATAGGGTATCTATTTCTTTATCCTTAAGAAATAAAATTTCTAATACGTATAAAGAAGGTAATACTGAAGTTAATTTATCGGAAATTATTGAAAGAAATAATACACCTATTACCTTCGAACCTAAAGAAGTAATTACAGGAGATTTTACTTTTAAATTGAAAAAACCTACTTTAGAATTGGATAATAAAGTAAATAATATACTTCTAAGAAAGTATAAGTCTAGTAAGATAGATGAAAGTAATGTTAATAATGTAATTAGCGACCTATATGTTTATGAGTTGATTAAGTTTATCGATATACTTGAGTTTGGTGAAAATGTAATAAAGGTAGAAGATAATATTAACAATACTATAAAAATATTAAATGAAATTGATTCCGATAACTTTAA